CACTTTTTGATAGATAAAGACGGAGAAATCCACAAAGGACAATTCCCACCAGAAAAAAATTTAAAATGTGTCAAAGGAAATTACGCAATGCACACAGGTGGAGGTAATACAGGAGCAATTGGAGTTGCAATGTGTGCAATGGCAGGATTTCAAAATCGTAACAACGTTGGGGAATATCCTATCACTCCAAAGCAATTTGAATCAACAATGAATTTTTGTGCTCAATTATGTGAAAAATACAAAATCAATATAACTTCTGAAACTGTTTTAACCCACTATGAATTTGGATTAAAACATCCACAGACTTCTAGCGCAGGTAAAATAGACATAATATATTTACCGCCATATTCTTGGGTTGCACAGAAAGACATCGGAAGTTTTATTAGATCAAAAATAAAATGGTACAAACTTAAAGGAGAATAATTATGGAAATCGCTTATTACGATCTGGCCGGCGGCATCAATCAAGCTTCTACAAAAACTGAATTAGGATTAAATACTAAAAAAATCTATTGGTCAGATTCTGTAAATATAGAAATTTTACAAAACAAAGGTTTATGCAAACAAAAAGGAAATACTTTATTTCTAGAACTACCTGAAGCAGAAGAGATTACAGGTATGAATGAAATGTTTTGTGATGATATTTATAAATTAATTATCGCAACAAAAAATGGAAAAATATACGTTTATGACGATTTAACAAAAGAAATTTCACTTGTCGAAAAAATATTAACAGGTGAACGACCGATTTTCACAAATTTTTTGCGTGGAACAATAATTGCGACAGAAAAAGACTCCCCATTTTACTTGAACCTTGACCTAAGCACAGAAGACTGTAACCTTATTGATAATGAATCTAATCCAATAATCGTAGATTCCATAGCAACTTTTAGGGGGCGAATTTGGGCATCATGTGGCTCAACCTTGTATTATTCTGCACTCGGTACTTACAATAATTTTATTGAAGAAAAAGATGCCGGCTATATTAGTGATTTTCATACAGACACATCAGATATTATTGCAATAAAACCTTATAAAGATTATTTAGCAATTTACAAACAAAATACAGTGTATCTTTTAAGCGGAACAAGCCCTGATAATTTTGCGATAACACCTTTCGCAAGTAAAGGTTGTATTGCACCTAAAACAATTATTAACGTTGAGAATAAACAATATTTTTTAAGTAATGGGATTTTCGCACTTGAACAAGTGGGAGAACTTAATCAAATACAATTAGGATCTGAAATTACGCAAAAAATAAAACCAGAATTGGAACAATTTAGTCCAATCGATTTAAGTCAGAGTTTTTGCCTACACTACGAAAACAAAGGGCAAATGTGGTATTTTTTCCCTTATCCGTCAGAAGAATACCACCATACAATTTGGATTAATGATTACTTAAATAAGGCCTGGTACAAGAGAGTTATTCCACAAGACATAACAACAGGTTGCGTGTTTAAATATAAAGTACTTTCTGCTGATAAAAACGGTAAAATATATCAAGAAGATTATGGAACCACATTCAACGGAACGCCAATTGAATTCATGTGGAAATCTCCTTTTCTAGCGATTGGCTCTGCACATCATAGAAAGATTATCGACGAATTTTACTTTATCCTTGATGAAGCTTACGATAACAATTTTAATTTTACAGTCTACAAAGATTACGACAGCGAAACACCGGACGATATTGAAAAAATTTACTCAATACATTTTGAACATCTTATTTGGGCTGATGAAAAAACCTATGACAACTTACCTTGTCACTGGGCTTTGGATGATGAAAATATACCAATTTGGTCTATTAGCAGAAACTCCTTAGAAAAAGCCGAAATATCAGAGTCAAATTATTCAATACAACTTTGTATACAAGGAGACTCTATAGAGCAATCCTGTGCAATTATTGGCTTACAATTCAGAGAAATTTATAACGACGATTAGCACCACTCAAATTAGTACATACATACAAAAACAGAAAGGGAAAAATCATGTCAGAAACAACAGAAACTTTCACAACAACTTATGGAGCATTTATTCCGGAAATCTGGAGCCAAAAGTTAAACACAATGCTTGAAAAAGATTGTGTTATGCTCCAATGCGTTAACAGAAATTACGAGGGCGAGATTAAAAATCAAGGAGACAAAGTTAAAATCATCACTCCTGCCGCTGTTTCAATTTCAACATTAGGTTCTAACAATATCACTTATGATACACTTGAACCAACTTCAACAAGCCTTGTTATTGATCAGAAAAAATTCTTTGCTTTTAAAATTGATGATGTTGCTCAAGTTCAAGCAAACACAGATATTATGGAAGCTCACTTAAAAAATGCCAAAAAGGCAATCGAAGAAGTTCAAGATGCCTATTTGTTGGCCCAACACGCTTATGCATCATCTAGCAATATTGTTGGTACTGAAGAAGCACCTATAACATTGAACAAATCAACAATTTACGAACAATTTGTAAATTTAGCTTTATGTCTAAAAAACTCAGATGCAGTATCTGCAGACAAACGTCCTTGGGTTGTTATTAACCCTAAAATTGAATCCTACTTATTACAAAGCACCGAATTCATTAATGCTCACAATGTAGCTGATGAAACCCTAAGAGAGGGAGCTATCGGCAGAATTGCAGGTATGGACGTTCTAGTAAGCACAAATTTAACCGCAGTAGATGACAAATATTATGTACTTGCCGGTACTAATGACGCTATCACATTTGCTTCTCAATTGGCAAAAATTGAAAGCTTAAGAGACAAAGATAGCTTCTCTGACCTAGTTCGAGGCTTATACTTATACGGTGCAAAAACTGTTCAACCTAAAGCATTAGCTAAAATGATTGTCAGTGCAGCATAACCCCATCAAGGCTGTACCTTATGGTACAGCCATTTTATAGGAGAATACAATGTTTAAAAATTTAAAATCAAAAATCAAAGAAATTGCCGTCAATGCAGTTCTTTATGCTGAAGAAACTTTAGGTAGCAATAAAGGCAAAGAAAAGAAATCTATGGCAATTGAGTACATCGTTTCTCGTATTCCCATAATTTCACCTTTGCAAAAACTAGTTGCAATGTTGTTGTCAAGCTTTATTGATGACGCAGTGGAATTTGCAGTTCAGTACATGAAAGAAGGAGGACTCAATGGAAGAAATGAATAACTTCGAAAATATTTCATCATCTGCCGAGCAACAATTGCCTGAGCAAGATGGTTTTGCAGAAGATGCAGTTAGAATTCAGGGGCTTGTAAATTCAGGCGTACTAAATCCTCAACAAGGGCAATATTATATGAGTCAATTGGCAAAAAAATCTTTAGAAAGACTCACTCAAGCACCTATTTCAAACTCATTTGATTCACAAAATGCTATAGAAGAATTCAGCAAAGAAAATCCTGATTTCTTCAGGGCAGATGGCAGAAGTGAAGTTCTGAATTACCTAAAAAACTCAAGTTTTATTGTTGATAAAGATGAAATGAATATCATATCTCAAATGGTAGAAAAACTCGAACAAGCTGCTATTGACAGATATGTTAAACAACAAGCTCATGAAAAAGCTCTTAACGATCAAAACGAAGCTGCAAAAAGAAAATTGACTGCTAATGCACAAAATTCTTCTTTTTCAGGAAAATCAAACAAAGTCTTTACTCGTGAGCAAATCGGCAAAATGAGTGGTGCAGAATTTACTAAAAACGAACCCCTTATTATGGAACAACTCAGAAAAGGTCTTATACGATAACTGTAAATTCAATCTCCTTTCTAGGCGGCTTAGCCGCCTTTTGAAAGGAGATGTTAAAGGAGAAAAAAAATGAATTATCTAAAATTAATTAATAAATGCTTGGTAGAATTAAATTATAAACAAGTTAATGCTTTTAGCGAATTAACTAAAAATGATCATAAAAAAATTAAAAATATACTAAATCTAGTTAATACAGAAGTTTGTAGATTAGACAAATGGAACTTTTTATTAAGAGAAACAACTTTAGTTTTGCCCAAAAACACTGGAAAAATTAAAAATACGATTAAAGGCAGAATTACTCTTGTCATTATTGATGGAACAGAATTTAATTTTCATGAAAATTTTGAAGATTTTCTAACAGATTCTCAACCTTCCAATACATATTCTGAATTTAATGATCAACTTCTTTTCCCTATTTTTAGTGAAGAAAAAGTAATTAAAATTGTTTACTATTCAGCAAATAACGCAAAAGATTCAAATGATAATGAGAAAAATTATTTAGAAAATGAAAACGATTATTCTTTAATCCCCGAACCATTTGTTGAACCAATTTTAGTTTATGGAACATGCCTCAGATTAAAAGCCAATCCTCAGCATGTTAAATTTACTTATTGGATGAGCATGTACAAAGATGCTCTCGCAAACTTACGTTCAAAAAATTGTGCAAGCAGCGAAAACAGCCCAACTGTAAGGATTTTTCGTTATTAAGATAAAAAAAACAGGAGTTTTTCATTTCCCCTGTTAAGATTTACACTAGCCGAAATATAAATAGCATGACTATTATACAATTTTTTTCAAAAAAATACAAATTATACTAAGAAATGTAAAAATGAAACAACTAACAACCCAACAAAAAAAATTCGTAACAGAATACATAAAGTGCCTTGACGGCGAGGTTTCAGCCAGAAAAGCAGGATACAAATCCAAAGATTTAAAAGAAATTTCCAATAATCTTTTATCTAAAGATTTCGTAATAAATGAAATAAAACTTCAACTTAAGAAACAAATTTCTTCACTTTGTGTAAATAAAGGTTACGTAATACAAAAATTATTACAAATAGCAGAATTCTCACTCGAAGAAGAAGATATTTTAGACAAAGAGGGCTATCCCACAGGGAAAAAGAAACTTCGTGACACTTCTGCAGGACTAAAGGCTTTAGAAAGTCTATGCAAATATTTAGGATTTCAAAAAGAAGATGATGACTATAAAGAAGCCAAAATCATAACTATATCTAACTTAGACGACAGTAAAATATAGAAAGGAAAAAACATGAAAGATATGGAACAAGTATTATTAAACAATGCTTCTCTTGATGAACTTATTAAAATGAAAATAGAAGAAGAATTTAAATCTAATTCTAAACAACAAAAACAAAAGGCAAATAAACAAATAATTACAAATTTAAACGAAGCGCCTAAAGATTTAATATTCAGCAAAAATTCTGTTTTCAGAGTATACAACAGAATTAATAAAACCGAATCGCTCATAAATGGCATACAAGCTGATGCAATGATAGGGATTCAATCAGGAATTCGTGAAAAATTTTTAGACGGTTCTCTGACTGCATTTTCAACAGATGATGCATTTGTAAAATTTGAGAAAGTGTTTTATGTGTAAATTCATAGAATTACGTCCTGAACATATCGATTTTGTCAGTCATCTTTATAACAAATATAAAAAATACTTAGAAGATGACTACAATGAAGATACCTTAGCCGGCTTAATAAAGCGAACAAGTCCTTTCTTTTGGGTAATACTCTCCGACAAACCCTACTTATCACCAGCCGGCTTTGTGTATCTTGAAAATTTCACAGGCAGCAGTAAAAAGCTTCATAGTGCGGAAGTGACGACTTGCATTCATCCCAAATTTTGGGGCAATTTTTCAAAATACTGCGCAAAAATTTTCTTTAAAAAATGTTTTGACGAATTAGGTTTATACAAAATAAAAGCACTTATTTATCCGCAAAATCAAAGAGTTCGAACTCTACTAAAAAGTAGCGGTTTTATAAAAGAAGCGGAACTTATTGGCGAGACTTTTCGCAATGGAATTCCGCAAAACATAGAGGTACATTCATTATTTAAAACATATTACGAGGTAAAACAAGATGAAATTTGAAATCGAAGACTTAACACAAAAATTAAAAAAAGAAGATGAACTTATTTTAGCATCATCTA